CTCGGGAAAAATCCACGCACGATCCTGCGCCGTTCTTGAGGCATCCTCGACCGATCCGTACCCTATCTGCGTGGATCTTCACGAAGCAAAATCGCGGGTGATGGATTATGTCGAGGCGGTCGAGGGCGGTCGGACCGTCGCGGGGCGCTGGATATACGCGGCGATGCGCCGATTCCGCGTCGATATGCAGCGCGATGATCTCCGCATGGATTGGGAGTCGGTCGCCGCGGTCGCGCGTCACTTCACCGACCTGACTTTGGTCGGCGATGACTCGGGCAAGGCGTTCGAGCTGCACCCGTGGCAACTTTGGGTGATCGCGAACCTGTGGGGCTGGCGGTGGGCCGAGGACGGTCGCCGGCGCACGAAGCTCGGCATCGTCCAGGTCGCGCGCGGCAACGGCAAGACCACGCTTATGGCAGGCTTGGCGCTGTTCGACCTGATGGCCGGCGACGGTCGCCGGGTACATGTGATAGCAAACAACGAAGAGCAAGCAGGGCTCTGCCTCGACACGGCGCGCACGATGATGCGCCGCCGCGACCTTCCCGATTGGGATGTGCTCTGGGACCGAGTCGAGAACAAGAAAGCCGACTGCCTGTTCACGGGATTGCCGGCGCTTGAGCGTTCACTTGATGGCCTCAACCCGTCGATGTGGATCGCGGACGAGGCAGCCGAGTTCAAGGGCAGATTCCTCACCAAGCTCCTCACGACGGGAAGCAAGCGCAAGGAATCGCTCGGCGTGATCATCACGACGCCAGGCAGCAACCCAGAGAACCACTACAGCGAGCTGGTGGCGAACGCCGAAAGCATCTTGCAAGACGAAATTACCGATGACACGGTGTTCGCCGCGCTCTACGGGATCGACCCCGCCGACACGCCGGACGATGAGGCGGCATGGCCGAAGGCGAATCCCGGCATGGCGTACGGGCAGCCAGACCGCACGGCGCTGCGCCGCAGCTGGAACACGATGAAGCGAAGCCCGATGGGACGCTCGGAATTCGTGCGCTACCACTGCGCGCGCACCGACGAGAACACGGGCGGATGGCTCGACATGCAGCTCTGGCCGGGCGGCGATACGCCCGATTGGGAGGCGCTCAAGGGCCGCCCGGCGTGGGTCGGGCTCGACTTATCCAAGTCGCTCGACATGACCGCGCTCGTCCTTGCCGTGCCCTTGGATGACGGCAGCGTCGCGCTCAAGGGCCACTACTGGTGGCCGTCCGAGGATGTCGCAAAGCGCGAGCTCGACTACAGGATGCCCGTCCGCACCTGGGCAGCGGAGAAGCGCCTAAGGCTTACGCCTGGGCGCGAGATCGACTACGAGAGCGTCCGCGCGTGCCTGAACCAGCTGCGCGATGAGTACGACCTCCGCGGCGTCGGCTACGACGCGTGGGGCAGCAAATATCTGGTCGAGGTCTGCGAGGCCGACGGCATACCGATGACGGCGTACCGGATGGGCATCTCGACCTTCGGACCGGGCTGCCAACTGTGGCAGAATCTCTGGGCGGGGGGAAAACTCCGCATAGGCGATGACCCCATCATGCGCCGCAGCTGCGCCGAGGCGCAGGCACAGCAGGACCGGAACGGCAATGTCCGTCCCGTGAAGTCGCGGAACTACTGCATCCTCGACCCGCTGGTGGCGGGCATCATCGCGATCCACTGCTGGGGCGGGAAGCGCGCCAGCTGCTACGAACAGGAACTATAAGTTCCACAATCTGGCATTTAGGACGGGCACTAATAATTAGTCGCGGCAAATATACCGCCGTGGTACGCGACTTCCTGCGCCGCCTCTTCGTGGGCCCGTACAGCGCGACGATCCTCCAGGAATCGTCGGGCGCGATCCCGTTCGTCGGCCCTTCGAACGCGCTCAAGTACACGCCCGTGTACCGCGCGGTCACACTGATCGCCGGCGACATCGCGCGCATCGAATGCGACATCAGCGCGCCGGGCGCGGACTCGCTGCTGAAGTCGCCAAGCCGCTTCATGTCGGCATTCGAGTTCCGCCGCGCGATGACGATGCAAGTGCTCCTGTACGGCAACGCCTTTGCCGCGATCAACAGGACGCGCGGCGGCGAGCTCCTTGAGCTGATCCTCCTCGACGCCGACAGCGTCTCGCTCGACCTGAACGGCGCCGCGCCGATCTACAAGACTCGCCTGTATGGCGACCTCGCGATGGACCAGGTGTTCCACCTGAAGGCGCCGAACACGAACGGGCTGTGGGGCGAATCGCCCGTAAGCCTGTGCCGAACCTCGCTGCAGCTGATGGCCGCACAAGAGGACATGGCGCTGAAGGCGTTCTCGAACGCCGGCAACCCGAAGATCGCGCTCGTGCACCCGGGCCCGCTATCGCTTGAGGCGCGCCAGCGCATCATGGCCGACTACGAGTCGAAGCATGCGGGCACATCGAACACGGGCAAGCCGCTCGTCCTCGCCGAGGGAATGCGCATCGAACGCATCAGCTCGACGCTAGACGATGCCGGCCTGCAGGCTGCGCGCCAGTACAGCGTCGGCGATGTGTCGCGCATCTACGGCGTGCCATCGTCGTACCTCTCGGAGACCGCTGGACCGTCGTACGGCACGCTTGAATGGCTCTCGCGCATGTATGTCGATGCGTGCCTGATGCCGTGGATGCAGTGCTGGCGCTCCGAGATCCTCGCGAAGCTTGCGGGAACTGGCGAGACGGTCGCATTCGACACCGACGATCTCGTGCGCCCAGGCATGGCCGAGACCATGGCCGCGCTCCGCACCGCCGTCGAGGCGGGCGTGATGACGCGCAACGAAGCGCGCGAGGAGCTCGACCTTGCGCCGCTGCCGGGCCTCGACACGCCGACGCTCGCGCTCAATGTCGGCGCCGGCGGCGGCTCGACCAACATCGGGAACGACACAAGCGAAAGCGCGGGGACTCCCAATGATTTCTAGACGCGACTTCACCGCGGCAGAGCAGAGCATCGACGGGCGTACCCTCGCCGGGTACGCCGCGGTCTATGGGCAGGATTCCCGCGAGATCGTCGAGGGCGGGCGCAAGTTCGTCGAGCGCATCGCGCCTGGCGCGTTCAATGAGACGCTGTCGAGCGGCGCCGATGTGAAGCTCTACTACAACCACGACGCGTCGATGCCTCTTGCGCGCACGCGCTCGGGCACGCTTCAGCTCAAGAGCGACCGCAACGGGCTTTCGTTCAGCGCGTCGCTGCCAGAGACCACGCTCGGGAACGATGTGCGCGCGCTGATCGAACGCGGCGACCTGAGCGGCGAGATGTCTTTCGGCTTCTTCGTCACCGAAGACAGCTGGAACAAGGACCGCACGCAGCGGCTTGTGAAGAAAGCGCAGCTTGTAGAGGTCTCCATCGTCCAGGACGCCGCCTACCCCCAGACCAGTTCGAGCCTGCGGAGCGTTTCCGCGGCATACACGGAAGCCGCCTATCTGCGGCTCGCACTTCATTTCCGAAGGATGACTGACAATGTCCGATGAGTTGAACGATCTCCAGCAGATCACCCACGAGTACCGCAAGAGCCTCGCGGCGTACGAGGCCCGCACGGGCCGCGCGCCGCAGACCGTCGAGCACCGCGGCAGCGGCGAGGAGCGCGAGAAGTTCGCGAAGATGGACGCCGACCTCGACGCGGTCGAGATGCGCGCGCAGCTCGCCGCCACGCAGGCGCGTCTTGCCAAGCTTGAGTCTCAGCCGACCCTTGAGTCGCGCGCGAGCAAGCCCGCCGTCGCTGGCAGCCCGAACGATCCCGACAGCGCCGCTTACGCGTTCCGGTGGCTGCGTGCGTCGGTCCACGGAGACCACGCCGAGCTCCGCGCGCTGTCGCTCTCGAGTTCGAACGCCGGCATCCCGACCGACATGGAGCGCCGCATCATCAACCGCCTCCGCGAGGCGAACATCATGCGGCAGATTTCGGTGGTGTCGAACGTGGATTCCAAGCGCACGATCACCGTCGAGAACGCGCTGCCGACCACCAACCTGATCAGCGAGGCGAACACCGTCACGGCCTCCGATCCGAGTTTCTCCACCGCGATCAGCATCGTTCCCTACAAGTACGCCACGCGCGTGACGATGTCGCAGGAGTTCATTGAGGACGCCATCGGCAACAACGGGATCGGCTCTGCCCTCGACTACGTCGCGGACAAGTGCGCTCTTTCCATCGCGCTCAAGACCGAAGAGGCGTTCACGGTCGGCACTGGTTCCTCGCAGCCCGAGGGCGTCGCCCGCAACGGCTCTGGAATCACCGCAGCCGTCGACCTTGGCGGCTCGGCGTTGACCACCGCCACCGCGGACAACATCCTTGACGTGGCTTACAGCGTCTCGCCTGCGTACCGGAACAGCCCGCGATTCCGCTACCTCATCTCGGATGCGATGCTGCGCCACATCCGCAAGCTCAAGAACACCGTGACCACCAGCGGCCAGCTTGAGTACATCTGGACGCCGGGCACGTCCACGGTCAACCAGGCCGTCGGCGGCCTGCCCGCGACGATATTCGGGTTCCCCTACTCGGTCGGCCAGTACGTGGTCGGAAGCGGCACCACCAACGGCGACGTGTTCCTCATGGCTGGCGACTTCAACTACTTCGAAATCTTCGACCGCACCGGCATCACGTCGATGGTCGACCCGTACTCGAACAGCTCGACGCACTCGACCAACCTGATCTTCTACACGCGGACGGACAGCCACATCATGCTGCCCGAGGCTTTCCGCACCATGACTTGCTGATCCATCTCCCTTCTCCGGTCCCTTGGCGGGGGAACCCGCCAAGGGGCTTTCATGAGCATCCCGCTCTCAACCATCAAGTCGGCGCTCAAGATCGACTACGCCGACGACGACATCGACCTGATCCGCCTTCGAGAGGCGGCGACGGCCCTTGTCGAGCGCCGAACCGAGCTGCTGCTGTCGCCGCAGGCGCGCACGCTGTACCTCGCCGATTGGTCGCACACGCTGATTCCCGACCATCCGTTCAACAGCCTCACCAGCGTGACCTACTACAACGGGTCGAATGTCCTCACCACAATGCCG